GACGAAACTTTCAATCGATATGCACGGATGGCGAAACAGGAGAAAGGAATAACCATCCCAGAACGCTCTCACTGGCTGGAGGAGATAGCAACAAGGTTCTCCGATCCTGAGTTACAGGCGATCGCTAAAGGCGGCAGGCTCGTCCCCGGCGCCGGCCAAGTACCAGTTGTGTCCTTTTCAGGAACACACATCAGGATCGGCTGTATCACGGATACACACATAGGCCATATGTGCTCCTCCAGGGCGAGGCTGATGCAAGCCTTCGACGAGTTCAGGAAAGAGAAAGTTGACTTTATCACTCACTCCGGGGATGTGACCGAGGGCATGAGCCACAGGCCTGGGCAGATTTACGAGCTTGACTTCCTTGGTTACGACGCACAAAAGCACGAAGCCATTGACTGCTTCCGGCAGTGGACAGACACCGACATTTACGCGATTGACGGAAATCACGATAGGTGGTTTCTGAAGTCGAACGGGGCGCTCATTGTCAAGGACATTGAGGCAGCTCTCGAAAATTTCCACTTTCTCGGCCACGACGAAGGGGATATCTCCCTTGACGGACGAGCGGTGCTGAAGTTGTGGCACGGTGAAGATGCGTCGTCATACGCTCTAAGTTACCGGCTCCAAAAGATATTAGAGGCATTCTCCGGCGGAGAGAAGCCCAACATCCTGATAACCGGCCACGTTCACAAGTATGTCAACATCTTCGAAAGGAATGTTTACTGCGTCTCCGCCGGATGCTTGCAGAGTCAGACTTCGTGGATGAGAGGAAAAAGACTGGCGGCGCACGTAGGATTCTGTATAATAGATATACACGTCGCCAAAAAAGGCGTCAGTAAGTTCAACGTTACTTGGTATCCTTTTTATACTTGATGAGCAAATACGACGTAGGAAATACCTTACCGCCGATAAATTTAAAATATACTGCGCCGCCTACAGTGGCTAAGTTTATGCGGTCGAATGTGTTCCATCGCGCCATTATGGGGCCGATAGGTAGTGGTAAGTCTGCGGGGTGCTGTGTCGAAATATTCCGCCGGTGCGTGGAGATGCCTCCGTGGAACCCTGGGCTGAATGTGTACGGCAAAGAGACCTTACTCAGGTCGTCCAAGTGGGCAGTTATTCGGAATACTAATAAGCAGTTATATACCACGACGCTTGATACATGGCTGTTTTGGATGAGGAATTTTGGGAAGTGGCAGGAGACAAAAATGACGTTCCATCTGAAGTTCGGAGATGTCGACGCTAAGATATTGTTTCTCCCACTGGACACCCAAGAGGACAAAGGGCGTATCCTGTCGCTGGAGCTTACCGGGGCGTTCGTCAATGAGTTTAGGGAGCTGCCTGTTCCGATATTCGCAGACATAAAAGGACGATTACGGCGATACCCAAACCCGACAGAGGTTCCGAACGTGTGGTACGGCCTCATTATGGATACTAACCCACCAGAAATAGACAGCGATGCTTTCAAATTAATGGAGCATCTTCCACAGGAAGAGGGAAACGATAATAGCATAGTGGAATGCGATACGTTCAAGCAACCGTCAGGAGTAGGGCCGGACGCGGAAAATACTGAGCATTTGCACCCGGACTACTACACCGATCTTGCCAAGGGGCAGACAAAGGCGTGGGTCGATACCTACATTCACGGCCTATACTCCCCCTCCATGGTTGGTAAGCCCGTATATTCCAGGACGTTCAACCATGATAAGCATGTGTCGAAAGTTCCCCTCAAGGCAGACCCTGAACTCCCAGTTATAATCTCTTTCGACTGCGGACTTACTCCGGCTGCCACGTTCAAGCAGATGACGCTCGACGGCAGGGTGAAGGTTCTGCGAGAGGCGGTGGAGTTCGATATGGGCATGAAACGTTTCAGTAAGCTGCGCCTTCGCCCCATCATCAAGAACTTCTTCCCAGACAACCCGCTAATATTCATCGGCGATCCTGCCGGCAAGCGCAGAGCAGATTCGGATGAGTCCTCCGCGTTCAAGGTGCTGAAGGACGACTACGACGAGGACGGGGCGGTCGTGAAGGCGGCGTCTACCAACGACCCAAAAGTCAGGATCGAAGCAACCGAACACATGCTGAGTCAGTATCCAGAAGGGGAGCCGCTGATGATAATAGACCCATCCTGCAAGACGTATATCGAGGCTCTCAGGAGTAAGTACAGATACCCTAAGAGGAAGTTATCTGGGGAGTTTTCTGATAGCCCAGAGAAAAATAATTGGTCGCATGTAGCAGAAGCAGGCCAATATGGCGACTTATATTTATTGTCAGGCAAGTATGACCCTGCGGATCACATGAGAGTCACTTCGAACGCAGGACCGTTCAACCCAAGAACCCACTACAGGCCCGCCCAGCGGGAGGGATATTAAAAATGCTCACAAATTACGAAGAACTGAAGAAGCTCGGAGCGCATGTCAAGGGGAAACTTGACCAGCATGTCAAGGACCGGGTTCTGCTTGAAGTCCAGTGGATGAAGAATCTCAGGCAGTATCTACGTAAATATGACCCTGACGTTCTCGCTCGCATTCCGGATGAACGATCGCATGTGTATCCAGAGGATACCCGTATTAAGGTCAAGGGCGGCGTAGCGAAGATGATGGAGATGATGTTCCCTTCGCAGGACAAGAACTGGGGCCTGTCGGTTTCTCCTTCGCCGTCGATCCCGCAGACAGCCCTGCAAGGCATCATAGACAATCTTCAAAAACAGGAGATCGCACTCGCCCAACAGGAGCAGCGACAGGCAGCGCCGATTACGAGCGACGCCATTGAGCGAGAAGTCCGAACTTTCGCCGAGAAGCGCAAGGAGAAGATGGAGACTGAGATCGCCGATCAGTTGGCCGATCCGGGGATTGACTACCCTCAGCTCTGCAAGAAAGTAGTTCGCAGTGGCTACCTGTATGGCTTCGGCATCGCTCGAAGTCCAATGGTCAGAACGCAAGCTGAGAGAGTCTGGACAGCCGACGAGATGGGCCAGTACGTAGCCAAAACCAAAACTCTGCGCCGGCCATACCCTGAGTACGTTCGTATTTGGGACGGATACCCGGACCTGTCTGCTAGAGCATGGACCGATCAGGAAGCGTTCTTCGAGCGAATGGTCTTTTTGCGGCACGACTTCCGCGCTCTCGCCAAGCGGCCAGACTTCGAGGCCAAGATAATCAAGGAATACTTGAAAGATCACGCCGACGGGAACTACTCCGCCAAGGCCTACGAGGCCGATCTACATGACATAGCCAAAACTTCAAACCTCGCCAGCAGACAGGCCCGGAGGTACGAAGTATATCGAGGTCTCCTGTTTGTCTCCGCCCACACGCTCCAATCTGTTGGCGTCGAAGTAAGTGACAAGGAGCTTGATGAGGACATCCTCGCAGACATCTGGCTGATTGACGACGTAGTCATCAAGGCCGAGAAAGCCGCTTTTGGCGAACGTCCGTCTGACCAGTACCATGCGTTCATCTACACTGAGGACGAAGACTCCGGACTTACCGGTGTCGGACTGCCGGAGGAGATTCGCGATTCGCAAATGTCGATCTGCGCTACGAGCAGGATGCTCATGGACAACGCCTCGGCCTGCGCCGGCCCAATTTACGAGGTGAACGAGAGCCTCCTCCCAAGAGGGCGCAAGAACATCGGCCCGATTCACTCGTTCATGACCATCACCAGAGAGGGCGACGGGCCAGAGGCTCAGTACCCAGCAGTGCGAGACATCGTCACCCAGTCCCACATCCCGGAACTTATCAGCCTCCTGGAGATGCAGAGGCAGCAACTCGACGTAGCCAGCAATCTGCCGGCCTACACCATGGGCGCCATGCAGAATCAGCCGCTCGGCGAAGCCTTCCGGACGACCAGCAACATGTCGATGATGACCGGCTCCGCCAACATGGTAACGAAAGACACCGTCAGAGCGTTCGACAAATTTACTACGTCTCTTCTCACTTCCATGCTTGCATGGAACATGGAGTTCAATCCGAACGAGGAGCTGAAGGGCGACTATCAGGTCGTCGCCAAAGGTAACCTGTCGTTGGTAGCCAAGGAAGTCAGAGGCGCGGCACTTGACCAGTTCGTTATGACCCTGACTCAGGAGGAGCGGGCGATTCTCGATACGCATGGATTACTGATTGATAGGCTGAAAGCTAGAGATCTACCTGTAGATCGCGTTCTCCCGGAGGATGAAGCCAAACAAATTCTCGAAGGACTGAAACAGGCGGCAGCTTCTGCGTCGCAGATCGAGCAAGGACTGACCCAGGCAAAGACCGATGATGTCTCGGCCTCCGCCGAGAAAAAACGAGTAGATACTCAGGTGGTTCAGGCAACTACCGATGCCACTATAGGAGAGATCCTATCAAGGATCGAGCAAAACCTGGCAAACGCCAAGTCGGCGAAGGACAAGAACCAATTGGAGAATCTGAAGGTACTGCTGACTACAGTCAGCGAGAAGAAAGAAGGGGCGAAGCCCAAGGGGGAGAAGAAGTGAGCGAGAACAAGTTCAAGACATTGAGGCACATCGAGACAGTTCGTAATTTCTTAAATGCAGCCGTCCGGGAGTTGTTACGTCGTGGCGAGAGGCATGACCAAAGTAAAATGCAGCACCCTGAAGTGGAGGTATTCGAGGAGTACACAGCCAAATTGAGGGAATGCACCTACGGATCAGAAGAGTATAAAGGCTTCCTCAAAGGGATGCAGGTTGCTCTTGACCACCACTACGACAACAATTCTCATCACCCTGAGCATTTTAAAGGTCCATGCGTGCAGTCACCGCTTGAGCAGATGACCCTCATCGAGCTGCTCGAAATGCTCTGCGACTGGAAAGCCGCAACTCTCCGTCACGCCGACGGAGACATCTTCAAGAGCATCCAGATAAATCAGGAGCGGTTTGGCTACTCCGACGAGGTCAGGATGATTTTGTCGAATACAGCACAGTGGCTGGACACTAAGGATGTCGAGAACTTTGCGGAGGAATCATGAAAATTCCTGAGCATCCTGCGTATGAAATACAGGTTTGCCGCAGTGGGTGTAATGAATACTCAGTCGCTAGGTTGGTAGCGCTTTCAGCAAAGCTGCCGGTTATGGACGTGCCACTTGATCATATGAGCGTCTATACCAGATACGAGAATCTTACGCTGCGAGAGTTGGTAATGCACATGAAGACAGCGTTGGACGCAGACTTGTCGTATCCAATCATTCTCGACGAGGATGGAGACATTTTAGACGGGAGACACAGGGTAATGAAGGCTATTCTGCAAGGAGAGAAAACTATCAAGGCTGTGCGGTTTGAGGAGAACCCTCGCCCGTGCCGCGTAAACGAGGGGTGAAGCGTGAACAAAGAGCGAGAACTAGAAATTGAGGACAGGATCGCGTTGCTGAAGCACACTGAGGGAGTAGTCCTCCTTGCGGAACTCTTCTCCCTCAGGAGAGAACGCCACCGTGACAAGCTCGAAAGTAGCGAGAGCGAAGAGATGAGGGGCAGGGCAAAGGAATGTAAAGATCTGATACACATATTGTCTTGACAACACCTGTATATGAATGTTACACTATAGATAAAATTCGGAGGATTTCATGGCAGACGAAGTAATTGATAACGGAGCGACGGAAGACGAGTTCGATCTCGCGTTCAATGTCGCCGTAGGTGGGGAAGACGAGTTCGATCTCGCGTTCAATGTCGCCGTAGGTGGGGAAGACACCAGCGATGCTGGTAAGGGCAAGACCGACGACGGCACTACTGACGACGGCACTACTGACGAAGGCAAGACTGATGAGGGTACTACTGACGAAGGCAAGACTGATGAAGGCAAGACTGAAGAAGCGAAGGCCGAAGTAAAGCCTACTCCCAAGCAGGAAGTAGACCCGGCTAAAGCCGCGCAAGAGGCGGAAGCCGCAAGGCTTGCCCAAGAAGCGAAGGTAAAAGCCGATGTAGAGGCAAAAGCGGAAGGCGAACGACGCCAAGCGGACGCTACTGCACGCGAAGTACTGACCCCGGAGGAGCAAGCAGCCTTCAGAGAGGTCGAAACCAACTTTATAGACACCGCCGTTGCCATCAGGGCGGTAGAGCGCGTCGCCTTCGCCAAAGCCGAGAACGCTTTCAACACCAAACTGAAAACTCTCGAAGAGAAGTTCGAACAGAGATTTTCCCAGATGGGGCAGGACTTCGCCCCGGCAATCGCTACCGCCAAGGTTGTAGCTCAGAACACGCACCAGGCTGAGATCCTCAAGGGTCACGCTGACGCCTTTGAAATCGTACCGAAGGTCGAGGAATGGGTCAACACCCTACCAGATTTTCAGAAAGAAGCATACAACGCGGTCCTCGACAAGGGGAGCGCTTCGCAAATTGTAGAATTGTTCAACATCTTCAAGAAGGAAACGAATGGTAGTGTGAAGGGGCCTCCATCTTCAACTCCGACTCCTGAAGAGACTGCACAGAAGGCTGCGAAGGAGAAAAAACTGCAATCCCAGGAGGGAGTACGCAGTCGACAAGCAGCACAAAAGGGCGGTATTGACGAA